ATTCCATATTTTTCAGAAGCTTCTTTGGTACCAAATTTAAAATATGTATATGTAATCATTACATTTCGTTCATGATGGAAAGGCCATCTCGGTATCTTTTTATAAAGCATTATTTTCTTTTCCTTCCTATTTTCCTTAACGTTTTAGCAAGTGCCGCTTGTTTTCTGGTCGTTGGATTTTTGCTATGTTCAGCCTTTTCAAGGTTTGCCTCCGGTATATTGTGACCTTCCTTAACGCCAAGTTTCTTTCTTAGAGCGCCTGGATGCTTGATAGCCTTTTGTATGAATTTTTCAGCCATTTTTAAACTCTCCACTTTGTTGCTCACTAATATGCTTACTAATGTTAATGGCTGAATCTACGGCACTTCTCGTATTTTCCGCATCAATTTCAGCTAACTTAATTTCATTTTGCACGCTTTCACTTTGTATCTTGCTCATAAGCTCAAGGAACTTAGTTTCAGAATCCCGCTCTTTTATAGAAATAGTGGCCGCATCTACCTTGGCCTTTTCCTGAATAGCCATCATTCCAAGTTGTTCTTGCGTTGGGGACTGTAGTTCTTGTTTGGCTTTTTGCATTGCCATGGCTTGCTGCTGGGCTTGCATCTGCATTTGTTGCATCTGCTGCTTTTGCGCCATTTGCTGCTGTTGCTGCAATTGCTTTTGGAACTCTTCAGATTTTTCTTTTAATCCTTCAATGCCGCGTATATCTATGTTATCGAGCAATACCGGTAACCCGTATTGATTGAAGAATTGCGAAAAGGCTGGCGATGCTTGAGAAAGTGCTATAACAGTCTGTAAGGCGATTTCCTTTTGCATGGCAAAATTAACACCCGTTTCAACCTTAACTTGCATATTGTTGGGGTCAAAATTCATGTACAAAGAGCCTTTCTTGTTAACTTCAAGATATTCTCGTTTTCCGTTTGGCAATAAAACTGGCAAGCTTCTGGGAGTTCTATAATATTTTGGCATCAAATCAATATACACTTCTGAAAGCCTATTCATTCCTTTATTAAAACCAACAATATAAGGTACGGAAGCGTTATTACTTTGTATTGAGCTTCTGGCAAATGCTATTCCAGACATAGGCGCATTGCTTATTTGACCGTTTGACGCATCATAATTACCCAGAATAATTTGCGTCATCTCATCTGACATCCTAAATGTTTCAGCAATTTGAGGCGGTATTGGGGTTCTTACAATTTCTCTGGGAGGCGGCAGTGTTACGGTTGGGTTATTCGTATCCAGGAAATGGTTATAGACTAACGTATCGGCTTTTTGTACGTTTTGATAAGCATCTTGATAATCAGTTGGGATAGATTCAATGGCAACGATAAATTTATGTTGGATGGTATTTTCAAGTTCATTAGCCAATGACTGACCAGCATAGTTTTTAAGACGCTGTATACCCATCGCATGATAAACGTAAGGGCGAGTCATCTGGTAACTTGAGCCACCGTCTTTAATGAGAACGCTATTTCCATCAAAAAATACAAGTGGTAATTGCCTGAAATCAGTATCTTCAACTTTTAAAAGCGCGCTTTCACAAAATCTATACCGTACAATCTTTTCCATAGTTGTTCGTCTTTTATTAACAACAACTGGCGGCTGTTCAATAATGCCTTGCGCTTCCCATTCCGCTATAAACTTTTCGTACTCTTTCTCGGTTACCGAATGGCCATTGGTTAATTTAACAATGGTTTCCTTTTTGCATTGCTTCTCATAATAATCACAGACCAATATAATTTTTTCCTGTCCATTCTGAAATGACCAATCAAAGCCAGACAAAGAACTGGTAAATTGCATATTTTCGGTGATTTTTGACCCAAACTCATTTTCAAATTCTTCTTTGGTCATGGGATATAGTTCAGCACAAAACCTGCCATCACCTTTGTGTGATTCTCTTGCTAAAGGGTCAAATACACAAAGCGTTGGGTCAAATACCCTTTCAATGCAAATATTCTGCTCAAAACTCTTTTCATTAACATAGTCAGTATAAATTCGTGCTACTGAAAACCCACCAGCCAGAAGGTCTGAATAGATATTGTACTGGAACATATCATTTGAACCGTCAAAGAATACGGCTCGCAAATGCGCTTCGACGACTTCCAGCGTGGCTATGAATTGTTTATCTAGCATTGAAATTGGCACACCATCTGCCGCACGCACAGTAAGAGAGGGTTGCTGTTTGGCAAACTCCCCTCTAAGACGCGATATAAACGCTTCTAAGATATTAAATTCGATGGTTGGCATCCCTCTCTCAGCGAGGGTTGCGTTTTCGGTGTCGTCCAGAGAGCTTTTAAATACAAATTTCATGAACTGCTGATAGCGTTTGAAATTGTCGCGAAAGTATTCTTGGGCTTCTTCAACTGATTTTTTAAGCTGTTCTAGCCTATCAACGTGTTTTTTAGCGATATCCGCCATGATTTCTTGCCATCCCTAGGCTTATCCGTTTTTGTAGGCGCTGATTCATATTTTGAAGAATCTTTTGCCTTTCCTCATCCCTTCCGGTATTAGAATATATCGTTTTTTCAATCAAAGCGATATTGATTGCATCCGAAAGCGTATCTGCTATATCGTCATGTCTATGGGTATTGTTTGCCGTAATCTTGCTCATGTGTTTAAGACACATATCGACATGTCTTGCATTTCTCAAAAATGATATTCTTTTTGATGCGATAAATGGCTGCATATCCAGAAGTCTTTGCGTCTTTCCACTGAAATATTTTTCAAGACCAAAAATAATATTGCGATTTCTGTCAATATGCCTAATTTGTATGCCTCTTAATTCTTGAAGAATACTCACCAATGTGACGCCTGTTGATTTTTTTTCGATAGCCGCTACTAGGGGTGGTACCGGATAGCGCACACAGTTTGTATAAAAATCTAAGAATGTTTCCCTTAAGTCTTTAGGCTCAATACGTGTTTCTAGGCAATCTAGCCAATGTAACCCTAGCTCGCCTGTCTTTCTGCCCATGGTTTCAATTTCATAAACTCCCCAAAAGCTAAATACGGTTGCATCATTCCAGCTTTTATCTGTCTCTGCGGTATCTGCCGTAATAAATGTGACAGTACATTTTGGTTCTTCATCCAACATAACAAACCATTCTGGTTTAAATAACGCACCACCCGCTGGGAGTGGGTCTTGTTGATATTGACTAGCGAAAACGTAAGGAGATTTTTCCTGTAAGGTTAAAAGCCTTTCCTTTGGCATCATTTCAGGATACAAGGCGTTTCCTGCTTCATCTAATCCCTTAAGAATTGTCGTATGCCATGTATCGACATCTTTACCGCTTAAAAGAAACTCGGTTAAATCTGCCTCATGTACCCTTTGGCCAATATAGACGATGGGAACGTTAATGCCACGGCACCTTTGACGGATGGTTTCGTCATAATTGTTAATGACATTTTGCCGAATAGTATCGCTATGTGCTTCATCAGGTTTATGAGCATCATCTAAAATAACAGCGCCGCTAAAACGATTAAGGCCAGGTAAACCGGCATCTTGACCTGTAACGGCTCCTCCAGAACCAAAAGCTTTAATCGTACCCCCTGCCGTCGTTTTGAAAGAGTCCTTAGCACGGCTGTCATTATCAATTTCGACATCGAATAAGTAGCGATACATTTTAGAAGCAACAACGGAACGGATGAAAGCGGTATGCTTGGTAGCAAGTTCATGTGAATAAGAAATGTAGAGGTAGTTTGCATCTGGGTTGCTTGCCCATCCCCATGCTGCCCACATGCTAACTAACGTTGATTTGCCGCAACCAGGCGGAAGATTGATGATTTCCCTTAGAACTTCAAGCCTCATTAAAGACGTTAAAGCCTTACAACATGTTATGTGGTGGGATTCCCTACCCACCGGTACTGATACAATAAATTGTCTACCCGTTATGTGCTCAAAGAAGTAACGAGTAAACTCCAACAATGAACCTCGAAGCTTTGATGCCTGCTCTTCCTTTTCGTAGTCTATTTGTGTTGATGCCATCCCTGGCTTTTCCATTTGAGTTAATTTAGCTTCATTTTACCTGTTACGTCTTCTTTTTCTACTATATCAACACCATTATGGGCTTTTTGTCTCATCAGAAAAGATGAAACCTCTCTATGTTGATTTTGTTGTGCATAATCTAAAGCAGTAAAATTATCTCTATCCAATAAATCTAGCGCCGCACCTGCTTCTACCAGTGTTTTAACGCATTCAAAATTACCTTCCTGAGCCGCCAACATCAAAGGAGTTTTGTCATAAAAAGACTTTACAAGAGAACAAAGAGAATCCGGCATCCCTCTACCATTAACGATACTTGGATTATCATATAAAAATCTTTTAATTTTAGGAAGTTCGTTAGAAAATGCTGCTCTTCTTAACGAATTTTCTTGTTTTTCTTGAAGTAAAACACTACGCGGAGTAAAAATTGAAAATGTATCTCGCATGCCAGTTATAGGATTCCACTTTCTACCCATTGCGTCACGAGGGGATAAAGGCACGCTCTCTAAATCAGACTCATTGATGCTTTTATCCTCATCACTTTCGTATATTTCTTCACGTTTGCGTCTTTTGCTTGGCACGCTTGATATTCGCAAAACTGGAGCCTGAGCGTTTTTTAAAGACTGATTTTCCTTAACAAGATTTGAGTTTGTAATTTCCAACTTTTCTATTCTTTGATTTAAGGACTGAATTTCTTGGCCTTGGTTCGAGACAACACCATTTAGTCTTTGAATTTCATAACGCTGCCCTTGAATTTCCTGACCTTGGCTTGATATAACGCCGTTTAGTTTAGTGATTTCCTGACTTTGGTTTGATACAACATTATTTAGGTTTGACACAACGCCATTTAATCTCTGAATTTCGTTGCTTTGCGAATAAACTACATTATTTAATCTTGCTATTTCTTTGGTTTGCGTAGAAACAGTTTCTCTAAGCGATTTATTTTCTTCTTTTAAGACGGCTATATCATCAGTTTGCTTGAGTACGATAGTCGTTAAAATATCTATTTTACTCATCATGGCATCAAACTTATTTTCAAGTCTTTTATAGTCATTTTGAATCTTGTTTAAGTCAGTAGATTCTAAGGTTTTTATATCTATCAAATCGCCTTTTTTATCTCTAGTAACCAAACTTTTATTAATGGTTGGTTCATGTTTTGACCTTACGCGACCTTCCATATCAAAAACTGGGTCTTTCACACCAGTAAAAGTCTCGTGTGTAAACAGGTCTTCATATTCGTTTTTATCTT